TATTTCATAGTCATTACCAACTATTTTAGTTACTCTATCACCATTAGGGTGATATTCTTCAAAAGAACCACTCTTATGATAAGTATGTATCCTTTCAGCACCAGGAGTATCATCAAACTCTTGGTGATGACCTGATACAGTACTTAATACTTTATTATCAGGATATGTTGGGTCATATTTAGTTGGTGGTTCCGAAAATAAAGGATTATTAATAACAGATGATTTTTTATTTGGTACTATAGTATCATCAACTATACTTCTAGCTAGTCTATTAACATCAGATTCATTAATAATGCTATTATATTGTGACGTTTCTTCTTTATATGGATATACTTCTGAATGATCACCATAAGACAATTCGTCCTCATCCACACCTGATGGTATTCCGGGAATAGTACCCATCATTATTGGATCTTGAGCACTTTCCCCATCTCTAAAAAATCCAATAACCCACGAACCCAACCTAATACCAGTAGGAGATATACCTATACCACCAATTGATGCTGATGTTAATGGCATCATTGGACTAGCCCATGGCAATTTATCAGTGGGTAACATAGATCGATCATCAGTATGTAATCCAATAACACGTATACGACATCTACCAATCATTAATGGGTCATCAGTATCCTCAACAATACCATGAAACCACATAAAATTATCCATACCCATATATGAACTCATTATAACTCCAATCCTATTCTATCCTTAACCACGTCAATACTCATAATATATGATTTTTTAGTGATTAAATGCCTTATGTTTACAATCAACCACTTACCAGCATACACATCATCACGATAAACTTTCCCACCCGATTGTTTTATTGGAATTTCTAATTCCAATAAATCACCAACAGCTAAATTAGTATTACCTGAAACTTCTATGTTCATCTTAAGATTATTAAATAATTGATTACCATAATTATATTTTAAAATATTATCCGATATATTATATTTATTTAATTTATTGTGTGAAACAAACACAACATTTTCTGGTTGATATTTTAGAGTCCCCCATGGATTCTTACTCATTAATGGATATACTTGACTCTTTATGTTTCTGTTAGAAACACGGTATTTTTCAGAATCATCATACCATGAGTGATTAGTCTTCTTAACCTTCCTGTGAACTACATCACAGTTAATAACAGAAGACGTATACATTCCTTTAGTTATATTATCTATAACATCAAATCTAGATATAACTTTATATGATATTAATGACTGATTTTCTATTGATTGATCTTCAGGAGTACCATAACTCTTAAGGTTCTTTCCAGATCCTTGAAATTTATATTTTGTCACGCTATCAAATAATGACTCAATAGACTTAAATATATATTCACGATTACTCTCAAAAAACACATAAGACGTACTTGTGTCATTATAACTTCTAGAAGCCAACCAATGTATACACCTAATTGGTGTCATGTTAGGTATTACTAAATCCTGTTCATCAGTACTGTTCTCAACTATTAAATCTTTCAATGAATCAATATTACTTGAATTAAATACATCACTTACAATAGAACTACCAGATCCAGAAACATGTTTTGACAACTTTTCTTCAAAATTCTTAGTGAAATCTTGAGTAACCAACTTCAACACATATTGTATAGTCTCATTAACTAACTCTACATCAGTTATAGAATATACCATAGTCTCAAGAATTATTGGAGATGCGTCATTAAAAAATGTCTCTAACGATAAATACACAGTCTCCTGACCTATTATTGGCAATTTAACCAATATATTCTCAGCATCTTGTAAAGTTAAATCTATGTGTATAGCAGATGAAAACATACTTTCATATATTTTAACTTCCTTAAACCATTCTCTTAAATCATAATTAACGGTACCATTATAGTTAACCAACATCAAGCTAATAAAATTAAAAGCATTAAATTTAACTAAATCATCATGTTTTGTCATTGCCATAATATATTAACCAAATAAATTATAAGTTTCTTTAAGTGTTAATACAAATGGTTTGATATGTACTGGACGTAATAATTTAATTTTTCTATTTTTTTCATTTTGTTTAAAAAGATAATCATATTCACTCACAGGTTTAAACATATTACTTTTATTTTTATCACTATTATGAAGAAAGTTATATGTAGTTTCACTTATATCATATCCCATTAAACTATGTGTATAATGATGAATACTAAGTTTGGCGGTTCTAATATCACCAAATTCAAATTTCAATCTACGTATAAGAAACTCTTCTTTTTGTGGCCATTCATCATATTTATTATTAATTCCATTTAACATTAATATAACCCAATATAATCTAGAATCGTTATAATAATTCTCAGCAATACTTTCAGGTGTATCGTCATGATTTATCACGTAACCATACCAAGTATCAAGTTTATCTAACCATATCTTATCAATCTCAACTGATAAGAAGATATTCTTAACACGTCTAGGTATCCCATCATAATTAGTATATCCATATAAAGTATTCCCTAATATATCAGTTCCATTTAATTTTAATTCTGGACGTATAAGTTCTGGCATATGAATGAACATTAATACCCCCCCTTAGTATCAGTCGACGTAATTATCTGTGTTTCCTGAAGAGACAACGACATAGTGGTACTGGATGGATGCACATCCAACCCCTCCATTACACCAAACACCCCATCAGAACCATATGATAAATTACATGAAGTTATAACACAATCTTTAATCTTTGGTAGTTTGTCCATGTCTTTCCCTATTGTGGCAAATTTAACAGATATCCCCTCAGGCACTGTAAGCCAAATATTGTCAAAATTAGGATACATTCTTTCACGAAACCACTGGATAATCTCCTGAATAGATTTAGCCTCATTTACACTTTTAGGTACAAAGTCAAACTGAAACTCAAACGTTCTAAAACCAACCCCCTCAAACAATAACTGTTTGTTCATCTCTTGAATTCGTCCGTCCTGTTTTTGCATAGAAACCTTGGCACCAGCCGACCCCGTAATCTTAGCTCTTACTGCCTCTTCAGCTGCATTTATGACGGCACCCCCCGGTGAAAATATCCCTTTATTATTATGTGTAGCAGCTGCACCATAAACGCTGTCAAACTCAGACTCTCCCCAAGCAACCTGTCCATTTATACTTACTGACGGTGGAATATATAAAAGGACACCATCACTACTACCTTTCATTTTAATAGTACTAGCCAACTCGATCGCTGCTAATTCTGAAGTACTACTATTATATTTTTGTTTATGGGTAGATAGGGAATCCCTAAACTCTAACCATACAGTAAGTGATTCATCCTCAGAACCACTAGTAGAACCCTGACTTAGATTTTCTGGATACCTCATCTGTGACACCTGAAAGGAATCTTGTTTCATATTCATTACTGCCACTGGACTATCGTTAACGTTAATCATCTTATCTATCCGTTTATAAATATAGTTATTATTATTATTTATAACTCATAACTGTTATGAAATTCCATAAAGGTAAATATATACCACATAACAAACAAAAATACATTGGAGATATTACCAATATAATTTACCGTTCTTCGTGGGAAAGAAGATTTATGAAATATTGTGATACCAACTCATCAATAATTGAATGGTCATCAGAAGAATTATATGTACCTTATGTCTCACCTATAGACAATAAATATCATAGGTATTACCCAGATTTTATCATAAAAGTAAAATCTAAAAAATCAATAAAAATAATAATGATAGAAATAAAGCCATCAAGTCAAACAAAAAGACCAGAAAAGGGTAGGAAAAAAAATACTACATATTTATCCGAAATGAAATCATGGGTAATAAATACTTCCAAATGGAAACACGCCATTAAGTACTGTACTAAAAAAAATTGGGAATTCAAAATTTTAACTGAAGATCATATACTATAATGCAAAATTTTAAACAACTACTAAACCGACTATCCTCAACAGGTATAAAGTCAAACACAAATAAGTCTCGCGAATGGTTCAGGAAAAAAGTAAGACAATCAGGGATAAACAGAAAATCGTTAATGATGGACAAGGACAGGTTTTCGTCAAGAATCACGGTTGGGAAGATGTACTGTTACTACTACAACCCTAAACACTCTAAGACCCTACCTTACTATGATGAGTTCCCTTTAATATTTGTTGTGGATATAACCAAGGGTGGGTTCTTAGGGATTAACCTTCACTATGTTTCCCCACGTGATAGGTTGTTGATTATGGAGTCACTATCAACTATTGTGGACGACAAACGGTATGGGAAAAATGCAAAGTTGGCTTTATCTTATTCAGTATTACAAAAGATATCTAAATATAATATAATAAAGCCATGCTTAAAACGGTATCTGGTTAGTCATGTTAGGAGTAACTTTATGCAAATAGACGCAAACGAATGGGATATTGCAATATTTCTA